GGAGGAGGTTCGTGAGCGCTTTGGAAAGTTTGGTGTCCAGCGGCCACGCACGACAGCGCAAGTGATCCAGTCAATGAACTTGAACACGATGCTGGATGTGTCGCTACAGACTACGGTCTTGTCGGCATACAAAGTGCTACTGTCTCGCATACGGAATACGTCGCGTTCTCAAGGCATTAAGGCCAGCGGCAGTTCTGGAAACATCTTGGTAAAGAGCCATATACAGGCTTTAGCCAAGAGCTGTGTTCACATTATGGATGCAGTATCTGATGTGCTTGATGAGGCCAGGTTCTACCAGGATTCTGTGCGTCGCCATATGCGTGGGCCTAAAGTCAGTGTGTCACGATATGCACTGATGCACATGATTCCACTCATCATGAGCGATAACAAAGAAGGCCGTCAGTTTTGGGTCGACGTCTGTGCTGGTCGCCAGATCAGCTCGAGCGATGGTGTCGGGCATGCGCTTGATGTACTCAAGCGAAGCGGAAAGAAAAGCGGTGGCGCTTACGCAAATGATGACTTGATCACGACGCAGTATCGACTGGAGTCGTGCTTTAATGCGCATCGTCGCAAGGAGGAACTGATGTTCATCAAGGCTACTCATTTCGACGTGGACAAGCGATGCCAAGAGGCTGGCATTCCGAGCCTGGTCGAGTGGATTGATTCCTACCGAACGGCCAAGAAGGTCACGAATGGTTCCGAGTCCACCATTCGGTGGAGTAATGACAAGCGTGGTTTTGTCGCGGCATAGGAACCATTCACCATCTCACTGATACACAAAGGGCCTGGAGTGGCGACCAACCTATCTCCAGGCCCTAACGTATCTCTCAAGAGGTAGGATCTACCTCTGCATACTTATGAGGTTCCTACATGAAGGACGCATACTATTTCGCGCATGATGCGAATGCGAAGGATGATCCAAAGTGCGTCATCCTAATTGACGAGCTCGGCCTGGAAGGTTACGGCATCTACTGGATGCTGATCGAGACATTAAGAGCAGAGCCAGACTACAAGGCGCCACTGCGCATGCTCAAAGGACTCGCGCGCAAGTACAACACCAGTGACGAGAAGGTCTTGACGGTCGTGAGCAAGTACGATCTGTTCAGCCGAGACGAGGACTACTTCTGGAGTGAGAGTCTGCTTCGTCGCATGGAAGTCTACCGAGAACGCAAGCAGAAACTGCGTGAAGCGGGCAGAAAAGGTGGCAAGGCTAAAGCGATGCTAAAGCCTGGCCAAAGCGATGCTAAAGCGATGCTAAAGCCTGGCTATAGCGACCCTCTAGCATTAAAAGAAAGTAAAGTAAAAGAAAGTAAAGTAAAAGAAAGTAAAGAGAGAGTACTGCGCGCGCGTGCTTCAGATAGTGAGACACAGAAGGCTGTGGCCAGAGATCAGTGGACTCATTACAAGAGTGAGTTCATCAGAACGTATCTGGAGATCTTCAAGCGACCGATCAGTGACTACGAATCGCAACTCATTGCCAAGCATGTCAAATCTGACATAGACGCTTGGCGCCATGCATGTGAGCTGTGGCTGGAGAACGGATTCAACGTGACGAACATTCCAGATCTGATCAAGAAGTACAAGAGCATGCTCGAGCTGGACGGCAATGAGATTCAGCGAGCAACCAACATTCCGCAATCAGTCAAACTGAATCTTGAGCGGATGAGGAAGGAAGGAAACATCTCTGAGCAAGCCATCCAGAAAGTCTTGGCTGGCAAGCTGACCATCAAGTCGAATCCGCAAGGATTCCTACAACTCGTGGAGGTTAAGTGATGGATATAGATCCAGCACAGTTCGAGGAACTTGCACTACGCAAGACAGGCAAGACGCAACAAGAATGGGACAGAGCGCATGACCATAAGCGCAAAATTGCAATGGAGTGGATCTACAAGCGGAGGCTCATCTATCCGAACGAGTTCTTCCGCTTGATGTCGGAGGCCGATCTGGAAGGAGATGACTTCGTCTTGATCTCTGTGCCGACAGAAGTCGTCCAGCGCTATCGCAGATTCGAGCCACGCTACAACGACCAGACTGGAAAGCACGATTCGTTCTTGACGATGTATGTCATGCGGTCGCAACTTAGTGAGGTCGAACCAAACGTATACAGCCTATGAACACAGAGGGCATGACGGCCAGGCAACACGCAACCATCCTGGCCGAGTATTTGAGAGAGGGCAGGACGGTCAAGGAGTTCTGCGATGATTACAAGGTTCCAACGAGATACGCATCCGGCCTTATCCTACGCTTCAAGATTCAGCACAAGTTCGGACGGTCTCGGAGATTTACGGATCGCATGGTTCAGCAATGGATCTCGCTTTATAATCGAGGAGTCTCGCTTCAGCAAATCGCTCGCAGAATGGGCACGACGCCAGCGATTGTGAGTGGATTTCTCCAGGCCTATGAAGTGCATGAGTATCGACAGCGGATGTCAGCAGTGGATTTCGAGTTAGATCCACAGGTTTACAAGGCCGCATCCACGGAAGCGGCCGATTATTGGATTAAGCGGTCTCCAAAGTTTTACAAGTATTGGAAAAATGAGATTGAGGAAATAGAACGTGAAGCAAGAAGAGCACAAACTGCAAGTGCAGATGGTCAAGTACTGGAGATACACTTGCAAGCCTAACCAGGAGTGGCATCTCTTTGCTATTCCAAATGGAGGATCGAGAGACAAGGTCACTGGCGCCAAGCTCAAGGCAGAAGGCGTCAAGGCTGGCGTGGCCGATCTATTCTTGGCCTGGCCGACGGGTCACACAGACCGAAATATCCACGGCTGGTGGATAGAGGTCAAAGTCGGCAAGAACAAACTCACCATGAGCCAGAGGAAGTTCAGAGAGGAGATGATCGCGCAAGACTATGGATTCATCGTCATTCGCGACTTGGATTCTTGGATGCGCTTTCTGTTGATGCTCATTCAATCACAAGAGGAAACACCATGCGAGGCAGACTTAATCCACAACCTATTTCACGAAGAGAGCGAGCAGAAGCGTTTGTCATCTTCATATTTCTGATTCCACTCTTACTCATCATCCTACTGACTGGATGGATTGATCACAGATGATGATTCGTACCTTCAATGGCATCAGATCATCAAACACGCGAACGTCATGCCTAACGACAAAACCGACATAAGAAAAGCGCAGATGCTCGAAGCACTCGAGGCATCTCTCGGCATCGTGACAACGGCATGCAAGGCCGTCGGTATTCATCGCTCGACGCATTACGACTGGCTGAGATCGGACGAGAAGTATCGAATGGATGTGCAAGACATCAATGAGATCGCAGTGGACTTTGCAGAGTCACAGCTACACCAGCTTATCAAGGATGGCAATCCAGCGGCCAACATCTTCTTCCTCAAGACCAAAGGCAAGCATCGCGGCTACATCGAGCGGACAGAGACCGAGCACATCGGAGAGCCACAGCTCGTACATGTGATCTACGAGGACGCATTCGATGCAGACGACGAAGATTGAACTCAAGCTACCGAGACCACATAAAGCTCAACGCTTAGTGCTCAAGGAGGCTCAGAGATTCAATGTGCTTGCATGCGGTCGTCGCTGGGGCAAGACGACACTCGGTCTGGACATCATCATTCGCCATGCCATCGCAGGACAACCAGTCGCATGGTTCGCGCCATACTACAAGTCTTTACTCGACGTCTGGCGACAGGCCACCATCACACTCGCGCCACTCATCAGCAAGAAGAACGCCAGCGAGCGAAGGATCGAGCTGATCGGTGGAGGCTTGATAGAGTTCTGGTCGCTCGAAGACATTGATGTCGCTCGTGGTCGCAAATACAAGGCAGTCATCATTGATGAGGCCGCAATGGTTCGTCATCTCAAGGATGCATGGACAGCGGCCATCCGTCCAACGCTGGCCGACTTACAAGGCGAGGCCTGGTTCTTGTCTACGCCTAAAGGACGCAACTTCTTCTGGCAACTATTCCGCAAGGAAGGCAAGGACTGGAAGCAGTGGCAGATGAACTCGTTCTCGAATCCGGCAATACATCCAGAGGAGATCTTGGCCATGAAGGAGGATCTGCCAGAGCGAATCTACTTGCAGGAGATAGAGGCCGAGTTCATCGAGGATGGTGGTGGCGTATTCCGTAAGGTTCGCGATGCCGTCAGAGAGGATCTGGTCAAGACGCAAGACAGCCACATCGTCATCGGAGTCGACTGGGGCAAGCTGAATGACTTCACGGTATTCACGGTCTTCGATGCGGCACAAGGCGCAGTCTTATCCATCGACCGATCGAACAAGGTTGACTACCACGTCCAGGTTCAACGACTCAAGGCGCTCTGCGAAAAGTGGAAACCGAGAGTGATCGTGGCCGAGTCGAACAGCATGGGCGAACCGATCATCGAGCAACTGCGACGTGAAGGCTTGCCAGTCAGGCCGTTCTTGACTACAGCATCATCAAAAGCAGAAGCGATCGAATCGTTATCTTTAGCGTTTGAACAAGGTTCAATCCAGATTCCAAACGATACGACGCTGATCTCAGAACTCGAAGCATACGAAATGGAACGCCTACCATCGGGCAACATCCGATATAATGCGCCAGCTGGTATGCACGACGACATGGTGATGAGCTTGGCTCTCGCATATACACAAACGGCACAGCGCAGATCATGGCTCTTCAACTGATTTCACCGACGAAAGGCATCAAGAACTTTCGGGCCGATAGTCTGATCGCTGAGATGCTTTACGGTCAAGAGACCGATGCCAAGCACTTGACCATCGTCGAGGCTTACAGAGTCAATGGCTTTCTGCGTGCATGCGTTGACATTCGCGCGGCGGCCATCGGTGGCATTCCGTTCACGGTGGTCAGCTCACAGAATCCAGATCAGATTCTCTACGACTCTGATGCCGACTATGACTTTCCAGATGAGCTAGGCTTCATGACTGGATGGTCAGACTTGATCTTCAAGACAGAAGCATCTCTCATTCTGGTCGGCGCGGCCTACTGGCTCAAGGTCTACGACAACGGCAAGCTGATCAGTATGCAATGGATGTCGCCAAACACAGTCCATCCTCAGCACGATCAGACTGGCAAAGTCTTTGCCTACAAGCGAACGGTCAATGGCAAGGAAGTCATGCTGGACGTCGATGATGTCGTGGCCATCTATCAGCAAGATCCACTCACCGAGGTCGGGCCTGGAAGCGCGATCGGTCATGCGGCTCGAACTGGCGCCGATGTTCTGCATTCCTTGCAAACCTATTTGGACAGCACGCTTGACAACGGTCTGCTCAAGGCAACGCTGATCGGCGTTCCGATGGGCACGCCACGAGAAGAGCGCGATCGCATTGAGCGAGGATGGCGATCATGGTTCAGTGGCAAAGGCAATGCTGGCACAACGAAGGTCGTGGAAGCGGATGCCGTCAATGTCCAGACCATCGGCGAAGGCATCAAGGATCTTGGCAACCTCCAGCTATCTCGCGAACAGCGCGAACTGATCGCGGTCACGCTTGGCGTTCCGTTCTCGTTTGTGATTAGTGGCGCTTCAAACTTTGCCACGGCACAGCAGGACGATGTCAATTTCTACACCAAGACGATTCTGCCACAAGCCGATCGGATCGGCCATCGCATC